CAACAATGATTCCTCAACAGGTGGCTGTATGATACAAAATATTTTAATTATTTCATTATTAACATTGTCTATTTCTTTTATAATTGCATACTCAATTCTTTTAAAAAAGTTTATTAAAGCAAAGAATGTAATGGCTAAATTAGTTTTTGATAATTTTACATTAGAAAAATTAATTGAGTTGCAAAATGACAAAGATTTAAAAACAAACGACAGCGTTCATAAAGAAAACTTTCTTAAGTTTATTAGTGAGTCAAGAGATTGGGCTTTTAATTATATAGAAGATGTTCAACAAGGATTAACTAGTTTTGTTTCTGATGTTGATCCCCTTATTGAATATTTTGATACCTATGGCGATGTTATCTCTGTAGAAAGACCAGATTATGCAGCGATGAAACAAATATCTAAATCATATAAAGAGTTAAAAAAACTACTGCCTACTGAGGAGAATCAATGAAAGATATTATCTTATCAACACTAACAGGTTTTGGGTGCGGTGTCGTGTTCGCAGCATTCAAATTGCCAGTACCAGCACCACCAGTTTTTGCGGGAGTCGCAGGAATTATTGGTCTATGGATTGGCTTCACATTACTAACACGAGTTATATCCTAGGAGGAATAATATGAACACAGAACAACTAAAGGCAATGCTAGCATCATATGGTCGCTCAGTACTTGCATCAGGTCTAGCACTATACATGGCTGGCGTAACAGATCCAAAGGATCTATGGACAGCACTCGTTGCTGCTATTGCACCCGTCGCAATCAGAGCAATTAACCCTAATGACAAGGCGTTTGGCGTATTGCCAGATGCTAAGGAAGTAGAGAAGGCTCTAAAGACTGCTAAGGCACCTGTAAAGAAGGCTGCTACAAAGAAAGCAGCACCAAAGAAGTAATTCTTTAGGGAGGGATATGTCTACTTAGGCTATCCCTCTCTTTCTTTTATAACCATGACATACTTATATGAAAACCAGATAAAATCAAAGTCTAAGACTGCACTCATTATGTGTACTTATATTAGACTTGAGAACATGCCTAAAATTATTCAAAGGCTTCAAAACCAAACTAATAAACAATTTGATTTTTATATATCTAATAATTGCGACAACAAAGACAGCAGACTTATAAGTTATTTTAATAAGTATGGAGAAGACTTTGGAACAAATATATTTATAAAAAATTATAATAATAAATACAAACAGTTCTCAAGATTTTATCTTGCAAAAAAATTAGCCTTAGAAGGTTATGAAAAAATAATATTTGTTGATGATGATGAAGCCCTACCTTCAACATTTATTCAAGATTGCTATGATCAATATGATGAAGACCATGTTAAATCTTTTTATGCTCATAAAATTGATAAAGATTACTGGAAAAAGATTAGGCTTACTATGGGAGAACTTGGAAACTATGCTGGTACTGGTGGACTAATTTGTTCTTCTAAAATATTTTTAGATGATAGGCTGTTTGAATGCCCAGAAGAATATCACATCATTGACGATCTCTGGTTTTCACATTATATTTTAAAATATACAGAATATAAGATAACCCTATTAGATACAAATATCCAGTTTATTAGAGACGACAAGGGTACATTTGTTAATTTAAAAGATCTTAAGAGAAGATTTTCAACTGACTATATTTTGAATAACATCTAAATATTTATCTCTTAGCATATTCATATCAAAATGTTGTAACGCTATTTGATAGGCTTTTTTCTTTTGATCTTCCTTGTTATTACTTTCAACATAACTATCAATCAAATTAGCCAACTTCTTTGGGTTGGCCCCATAAACATCAAGCCACATACGTGTCATAAGTTTATCAATCTTATCCGACTCAACAAGCCACTCTTGTGGAAGCACATGATTATTAGGAGATATGTCTGTCATAAATACTGGTAGACCACTCATTAAAGATTCATTCATTGGTAAACACAAACCAGCATATCGTCTAGGCAAAACCATAGCATCAAATCCATCATAAAGGTTTGCATTAGTATCTGTATTCGATATATCAATAGTTAATCTAGGGTCTTTGCAGTCTGTTTCTATTGGAGTTTGACTTTTAATAACTAACTCATAGTTGGCTGTAGAATATTGAAGCATATCGATAACAGTACTAGTACCGTTTCTATCTTTAGATGCAAACTTACCAGCAATATGAAGTATTCTGTTATAAGTCTTTGAAGTATTGCTTTCTCTAATTACTGCAAAGTCGTTAGGGTTTATAGGAGGTGGTAAATGTAGCACCTTTGTTTGATCACCAAGAATTTTTTTTACAAGATCAATGTTCCATACGCTAGGAGAAAGCAGCATACTTGGTATCATCTGCTCAGGGTCTTTAATTAAATCTAAAAATTCATAGTTGTATTGATTAATTGTTTTAATATTTCTTTTTTCTGCAAGACGCAAAAATGAATTGCTATAAAAAGACTCACAAGTAAAAACAACATCAAGATCTTCAAGGAAAGCGGCAATCTCTTCCCTTGATGCAAAACCTCTTTGCGTTGTAATACAAGGATACCCCGCATACCACTCTGGATGCTGTTTATTTTCATTAAATGGTGTTGAGTCAATAAGCAATATCTTGTCAGGATTAAGCATGTTTACTATGTTTCTGGTTTGATTACCAAGTCCAGTATTATCTGATCTTGCAATGACTCCTAATCTCATTCCGTATATCCCCAGTCATCATCATCTGCTGTAAATTTTTGTGTGCCTTGACGACCATCTAAATGATAGGAACGTTTGATGTTTCCTTCTGGATGGTATATCCAAAGTTTATGGGCATCCCAACCATCATCTTGAACCTTACCATGAAATCTATCTTCAATAAACGTTTTTTCTTCAGAAAATGGAAGGACAACATCACGATAATATTTTACTGTACTTAGATGAGGACGTTGACTCCACTGTGTAGTTTTCATAAAACCATCTTCAAGACCAAACATTAAATAACTATGCTCATAAGGAATAAATGCTTCAAAGTGAAAACGAACAGTATTAGCCTTATTATACTCAAGCATGTCTAAGCATTTTTGCCAATCAATTTCACAATCTGGAGTTATGGGGGCATCTGCTTCAACATAAAGCATTGCTGCAGTATTAATAATATCCACTGTTTTTTTCATCATTGTGGTTTGATGACAATGTTCATCAAAAATTATAGGTAGAACATTTTTCCATTCATGCATACATTTCCAAAGAACTCTATTTTTATATTCATCATATGCATCTTTGCGTCCAAGTCTTTCTTCACGAAGACCATCCATCTGTAAAATAATTTCATTATTAGGAAAATGTGATCTAATTGAAGATATTGTTTCATCTATTATGCTGGTATCTGGATGAGTTGGCAATACAGAAGTTGGGATAATAATTGTTACATCATTTTTGTTCATAAACATCCCTCATAACTTTAATAGAAAAATCTCTTTTATATTTTAACCACCAACACACAACTTGGTGCATATTGTTTGGGTAATTACTAAGAAGTTTTGGAAGGAACCTATTTAGTTTATTCCAATCATCAATTTTTTTAATTGGATTTTCTCCAGGGGAAACATAGTTAAAATAATCAATCATTTCACCTTTTGAATCAACAAGATCACCAATGGGAAGAGCAAGCATTTCAATTGCCTCAAAGAACCTAAAGGTATCTATAACCATAGCCCCAGCAGGGGCAGGAGCGATCTTAGCCTTTGATAGTGTCCTGTAGTAGTCTTTAGGCTGCTCTCCCTGTGCAAAGCCTTCTGTGGGCTTATAGAGGGCATTTGGTAGGTTTGGCATTACCTTTGCTAACTGTTGTCTACGTTGATGTGTTATTTGTCCCCCAAAATAAATATCGTATTGTTTAATAGGATAATCAGGCAAACTAAATTTTAGGTGTTGTGGTACACCAATAAAAAATTTATTATATTTTTCATGTTTTGCATGAGCATATTGAACCCAAATAGATATATTTGGATGATTAATTTTATCTACATCAAAAAGAGCACACTCATCGCCCGTAATAAATAGAACCGCTCTATCAAGGTTTTTAAGTTGCATAGAAATTTTATCTTCTTTTCCAGCATTTCCTTGTCCAGGAATAACTACAAAACCACGTTCTGCTTTAGGAATTTCTTTTACTACTAATTGCTTAACATTGTTTTTTTCAAATGTTTCTTTAAGCAATCCGTAATCCCATTTGCCATCTGCAGCATCAAGGGGATCAATAGAATAAATATATGCAGTAATCAATTAATCACTCGCCAAAGTTTTTCTTCTGTAATTAATTTTTCAATAAGATCTTCATCTATGTATGACCGATTAGATGCTAACGTAATTTGTGAGTTGTAGGTATGAATTGCATCAACTTTATGTTTAGTAAAATTAACTGAAACATTTTCTAAATTATGAACAGATTTAAATTTATCTAGTCTTTGTTTATATAGTTCTGGATATGCTAACCTGTATGGAAGTTCTGCATAAATAAAATATGTTTTGTTATAATCTTTTATTAAAGTAAATAATGTTTCAGATAATAATACATGGTCTGGATGATGTATTCCTAATGGAATGTAAATATTTTCATAATTATTAATTATATTTTTTATCCAATTATTTAGATCATCTTCATTTTGTTTTCCATAAACATCATCTAAAAGATCGCTATTAATAACTTTTGCACCAATCATTGAGCAAGCAACATCATGTTCTTTTCTTAGTAGTGTGTGCTTTTTATATCCAACATCATCTGTTGGAATACCAGAAAACGCTGAAGCAATTGTAAAATTATTATCATTATTATCAATAATGTAATCGCCTAAAGAAAAAATTGCGTCATCCGTATGAGGACAAAAGATAATACTACTCATAAAACAAATGAACCTCATGCTGATAATCAATTAATGTTTCGGTATACCCAATATCTTTAATAAAATTTCTTAGGTCATACAAGTATTCATTCCATTGTTGAATCATAAACTCAGGATGACCAGATAGCCAAATTTTAGGTTTGTATTCTCTTAACACTTTTTCAGCACCACCAAGAACTCTCCACTCGCTACCCTCTACATCCAAAGAAATTGCGGTAGGTGGTTTAATCCCATGATCATAAACACAAGAATCTATAGTAATTTGTCCGTAACTCTCACCTTCAAGATATAGTTCTTTAAATCCATGCGCTGCTTCAATTACGTTATTAACTTCTGGAGGCCATTCATTATAATAAATTCTTGAAAGATTATTAATTTTATCAGATGCAAATCCAGGAATGCATGCCAACGGAAGTTCTAAATTATTTGCAGTCCAGGTTGCAGGAAAGTGTGACCATACTTTAGGGTTTGGTTCAAATAAAACTACCTCTGCACCCCACATTTGACATAGCGCTGGAAACTCTCCTTCTTCTGCACCAACGTAATAAACAACATCTCCTTTATTAATGTGTTCATGCATTGACTTTAGTCTAGGTTTTTCCCAACCATGTGGCTGGTACCAGTCTGGTCTATCTGCACGATGTTTAGGCAATATCATTTCAAACTCTCCATTTAAAACTGCTTTAACCATTTCTGTCATTTCATTGCCTCCATAAAATAGAATTCATGTTCTCGTGTATCAAGTTCATAAATTTTGTTGTTTGATAGTGCACTTTCTTTATAGTTTACTTTTTTTATATTTTTAAATCCACTATCATGTAATTTATATTCTAATGCTTTATGTGTTAATAAAGATACTGATGTTGAGTACCAAGTTAGCCAAGAAGAAAAACGTCTGTCTAGATTGTCTTCAGAGTTAGGAAAAAAGTTAATGTTATTATTTTTATACGCATCAAATCCAGAAACAATATCTGGCAAACTAATTCTAACCACACCACCAGGCTTTAATACACGAACAAATTCTAGTAGTGTTTTTTTAATTTCAAGATATGGTATTGCACATATTGTTGCATGTGAAACTATGATATCACAAGAGTTGTCTGGGATTAAATTTAAATTTTTGTGCTCAGTTTTATACTGAGGATCAAGATCTATGTTTATCCAATCAACAGGTTGTATACTTCCACATCCAAAATTAATGTTCATCGTATATCTAATTCTTTTAGTATGGTTGACCATCTATTTACGTATGTATGATCGGACTTTGTTTTTTTATTTCCAGCCATACGAATACTTTCTCTTTCTTCATCATGCTCTAAATAATAATTAATCTTTTCTTCTAAGTCTTTTAGGTTACCGTGCTCATATAAAACAATTTCTTTATCTGTAAACAAATCTTCAAGACCTTTAATCCGAGGGTAAATAGTAAAACCACCACGACCAGTACTTTCAAACATTCTATCACTTGTATAGTACGGATAGTTAAAGCCAATATTAAGACTATCACCAATGGCTATCTTACTGCGAGCATAAATTTTATTTAGTTCATCCCCACGAATTGTACCTGTATCTCCATCTCCACCAACGTGAAGAAAGCGCTTACCATATACTAACCTTAAGTGGTTTATTAATTCTGGACGGTAGGGGTATTCATGATGATACCCTTTACTACCAACAAAGATAACATCATAGTCAAAGGTATTGTCGTAGGCTGGATGAACATAACATTCTTTATCATATACGCCTGCAGGTAAGAAATGGCCTTTTACTTCTGTATTTTCATTAAACCAATCAGTCATTAGTTTATCTGTAGCAAAGAAGTGTCCGATGGTTTTATAAAATGGATCTTCATCCAAATCTTTTTGACGCTCAATACCAAACCACAAGTCAAGATGGTATGTCATTGTTGGAATGTTTGCTTCTTTAAGTTTTAATAAAACATTTTCCATACCAATATTTCCAGGAGTTTCCCAGCCATGGGTGTGAACCCATATAAATAGGTCGCTATTTAAAGACTCGCTAAGTATGCGCTGGCTTCTTGCTTCACGTTCTTGCATTTTAATGACGGTATGTCCAAGTGACTCAAGAGATTTTGCATGATGATTCTCACTACTATAGTCTACACCGAAGTTACCTAAAAAAACAATTTTAGCCAAAGTTTACCCCTTTTAGTATATTATAGCAGCCAGAACTTTTTCATGTCTGGCAAACTTGCTGGATCTTTTGTAGGTATTCCAGCCTTTGCATATGCTGCTCTCATAGTTGCATTGTTGTCAATTGCTAAATTTACCTGTGTTCTAAGTTTTTTTCCAACCTCATATTTATATTTAGCAGTTTCTGAAGATGAACCAGGATTCATTATTAATCTAGAATATTTTACACCTGCTCTGCGAAGTGCAGCAACTGTTTCTTTTCTTTGTGATTCATTTCTTCCTGTTACAATGATTAAACTACCAGGAAGTGCATTGACATAATCAATTACTCTTTGAATAGGTTGTGTGCCATTTCTTAACAGCGTATCATCAATATCTACTATTGTTGACATTTTATGCCATTACTGTTGGAAGTTCAGGCTCCGTTGTTTGCTCTGCTTGAGTTTCTAACATTTCTTCTTTAACTACTGCAGATAGTTGCCAATGCCATTTTCCATGCATATCAATGCGCTCTGCAAGGAAGTTTGCAACACCTTGTTCACGAGCAGTATCAGCAAGATCAAAAGCATCTTTAAGTTTTGCAAGAACTGCATCATTTGATTTTAGTAAATCCATTGCCATATCTTCAAAATCAGATGTGACTTCTGTTTCTGATACAGTTGAAAGAGATGTTAAACGTGATAGTTTAAAAGGAGCATATGTATCTAGCCTACGAAGATTTTCAGCAAATTCATCGGTTGCCTCTTCATAGTCGTTATAAATCATCTCAAAAAATGTATGTGCTTGGGGAAAATCATCACCCTCAACATTCCAGTGATAGCCATGGGCTTTAAATTTAAGTGCCACTGTATCGGCAAGAAGTTCTTTTAGGGCTGCAATTAGTTGTTCCATATAATTATTGTACCACAATCTATGGTAAAATAGTTGTTATGGCTGATACATATACCCCGAACGCTGGCATGAAGGCTGCTGCTAGACGTGCATTAAAATGGAAAGAAGATGGCAAGGCAACTGGTGCTGGAACTCCTGTAGGTTGGGGTAGAGCAACAGATATAGTTAATGGTTCTGCAATGTCTCTTGATACAGTTAAAAGAATGTATTCATTTTTTTCAAGGCATGAAGTAGATAAAAAAGGTAAAGACTTTTATAATACATCTAATCCATCTAATGGTCGTATCATGTGGGATGCATGGGGCGGAGACGCTGGCTTTTCATGGTCAAGAGCGATTGTAAACAGAATGAAAGAATCATCAGATATCTTTATGGATTTTGGTAAGTTTGTTGGCGGTGCAGAAATGGTCACAACAATTTTTGGTATACAAAAAAATGCACAAACAATTAAAGAAGGCGATTTTGTAATGGGTAGAACCTCTGAAGGTATTATTCATGGTATGGTTGAACACATTATGACTGAGGGTGGAGTGTACGGAGTTCCTGGAACTGAGTATGCAATTCAGTCAAACCCAGACAATCCAGCAATGGCAGTTAGAATATATGAAGAAGAAGGGGAAGGCTGGAAGCCAACCGCTTATAGTATTGGAATGCTTTACTCAGATGCTGAAGTAGTAGATATTGAAGATCACATTATGGATTCAGAAATGGGTAAAGCAACAAAGCCTAACTATGCAAATATTATTAAGCCACGTAAAGGTGAGCCAAAAGATAAAGAATTATATGCAAGAGTAAAGGCTGCAGCAAAAGCAAAGTTTAGTGTATATCCATCGGCAGTAGCAAACGCATGGGTAGTAGCCGAATACAAACGTCGTGGTGGGAAGTACTAACTTGTCCCCCTGGCAGGAATTGAACCTGCGACACATGGCTTAGAAGTCCATTGTTCTATCCACTGAACTACAGAGGGTTTGCGGAAGATGTAGGATTCGAACCTACGGTAGTTTTTAACACTACGATCAGTTAGCAACCGATTGCTTTAGACCACTCAGCCAATCTTCCTTTGTACACCAGGTAGGACTTGAACCTACGATAACCGAATTATGAGTTCGGGGCCTTAAC